AAATCACAAATCACAAATCACAAATCACAAATCACAAATCACAAATAACAAATAACAAATAACAAATAACAAATAACAAATAACAAATAACAAATAACAAATAACAAATAACAAATAAATAAAATAACGCATTAAAGTCATATATATTTGTAAATTAATAATACTTATAAGGCTATAAAAATCAAATAATAAATTATTTTTTAAATTATTATTTACACAGTTGGAATTAAAAAATATAATACTTTATATATAATAATGGAAATAGCAATCCCAATACTAGCATTAGGAGGAATGTATGTAATATCAAATCAATCATCAAATAAATATAAAAATGATAACCCAACTAAAAAAAATCAAGAAAATCAAGAAAATTTTACAAATATGGGAAAACAGATAAATTATTTACCAAATACAAATACGCCCCCACAAAACTTCCCAGTATCAAATACAAATCAATTAGTAGATACAGTTCAGGAATATCCTAACCCAAATGTATCAACAGATAAGTATTTTAATCAAAATGTTTATGAACAACGAGTAAATAAAGGATTACCAGTTGAACAAAATCCTCAACAAATTTATTCTATGAATGGTAATTATTTAGATACACAACAATTTAAACATAATAATATGGTTCCATTTAATGGAGGAAAAGTTAAAGGTAATACATATAACGTAAGTATGTCTGAATCAATATTAGACAATATGATTGGTAATGGTTCTCAAGTAATAAAAAAAATAGAACAAGCGCCATTATTTAAGCCTGAAGATAATGTTCAATGGGCTTATGGTGCGCCAAATCAAAGTGATTTTTATCAATCAAGAGTAAACCCTGGTATGAAAAATAATAACATTAAACCATTTGAAAGTGAAAATGTAGGACCAGGTTTGAATCAAGGGTATTCTGCTACTGGAAGTGGCGGGTTTAACTCTGGTATGGAATCTCGTGATAAATGGATGCCATATACTGTAGACCAAATGAGAGTTTCAACAAATCCCAAATTAGAATATACATTAAATAATCTAGAAGGTCCTGCGAATTCATATATTAAAAACTCAGCAAGTTTAGAAACTATGGGTCGTGTTGAAAAGCAAAAGCCAGATACATTTTTTATTAATAGTCAAGACAGGTGGCTTACTACAACTGGAGCAGAAAAAGGTGAAACCTTAAGGTCTATTCAAGAAATGGGAGTAATAAGACGTCCAGATTGTGAATCAAATTATAGCGGAGCTGCTGGTAAAAATGATAGACAAGCCGGTTATGCGCCATCCGCATTCGAAAAATCTAAACGTACAGAAACTAAAACAACTGATGTTAATCATTCATCTGCAGTTGGAAGAGGACCCACTATAGATGGTGATAATAATCTTCAAAGTCATACAAATTATACAAATAACCGTTCAACAGTAAAACAACCAGATTTATATAGAGGTGGTTTTGGTGGTGCGATTGGTGCGGTTATTGCACCAATTATGGACCTTTTAAGACCATCTAGAAAAGAAGAAACCACACATAATGTTCGTATTTATGGTGAAGCTGGGTCATCTGTTCCTCAAAGTTATGTTATTAATCCAAATGATGTTACAAATACAACAATTAGAGAGACAACAATTTATGCTCCTTCATTTTACATTAATAATCAAAAAGAGGGAATGTATGTTAATAATGAGAGTCCAGCTGATGTTACACAACGTGATACAACAAGTGTCAATTATGTAGGGTCATCTGGAGGAGCGGCTACTGCTTATGGTGATATGAGTTATACAGCAGCTTATAAACAACAAAACAATGATATTAAATCGGCTACAATTGTTAATAGACCAAATCAAGGAGGAACACAAATTTTTAATCAAGAAATGAATGTTAATATATCAAAACAAGACTCAGATAGATTTAATTATAGAGTAAATGCTCCATTATCAGTTATTTCTATGCCTCCTTCAACAAATACATATGGTAAAATAAATGGTCCTCAAACATATAATCAAGGAATTGAATGTGATAGAATACAACCGGACATTTTGAATGCATTTAGAAGTAATCCTTATACACATAGTTTATCAACATCTGTTTAAATAATTATGACCTTATGACCTAAAAATATATTTAAATACATTTGTTTTGAATCCATTAAAATTACTTGATGAAGCAACTGTATAAGCTCCAAAATCTTCCACATAAACCCATTCACCAACAGCTAATTCTGGTAACATAATATCATTTGAAATTAAATCAATAGAATCACAAGTTGGTCCAAATAAACGACTTTTGTGAACTTTATCATTTCGTTCATTAAATGGCAAAATTATTGGATTATGGTGATCAAAATAAATACATCCAAATGAACCGTATATTCCATCATTTAAATAATATATAATTACTTTCTCTCCTGTTTCATCATCAATGACATTTTTTTTACCAATTACATTTAAAACTAATGTATGACTTGACTCCGCAAAATAACGTCCTGGTTCAGCAATAAATTGAATACCATCTTTTTCTAATTCTTCAGAAAAAAAATCAGTCATTCCTTCATTAATTCGTTTCGCAATGTCTTCAAATTTAATATCACGGTCTATACCAGGAAACCCTCCACCAATGTCAATTATACTAATATTTATACCTATTTTTATAGCAATATCATAAGCCTTTTTACAATCATTTATTGCGTCATAAAATGTATCTGATGAAGAACAACCACTTCCTACATGAAAACTGAACCCAATCACGTCTAATTTAAGTGTTTTTACAATATTTAATAATTCTTCAACTTGAGACAATTTACATCCAAATTTTTTATTAAATTTACATCTACTTTTACTATCATTAACTGCTAGACGTAAAACTAATTTAGCATAAGGGTGATATAATTTTATTTTATATAATTCCTCTTCACAATCAAATGTCATTAAATCAACATCATTTGCGCGAGCATATCTAATTTGTGATGACATTTTACAAGGGTTCGCAAAAATAATTCTTGATGGGTCTTTTGTAATTTCAATAACCATTTTCATTTCATTTTCACTAGCACAATCAAAATTACAACCAAGAGAAGCTAACGCATCTAAAATAACCGGATTAGGATTACATTTTACGGCATAATATGGTTTAACTGTTGGTAATAATCGCAACCAATTATTATATGAATTAGTTAATGCTCCTAAATTAATAATATAAAATGCGCGCTCACTTTGGTTATCTTCAAGAAAGTCATTTATTATATCATATGTATCTTTATCACTTCCATATAATTTAACGTCATATTTTTGAAGAAGAGAATTATCAAGAGTTTTTATTTCAGTGAATTTACTTTCAATAGAATAACTTTTATCATTATCTGTAGACATTTAGATGTAAATGTATAATATTTTTAAACTATTTGAAAATATTATATTATATGGTATTTACACCTTTTCTCATTTTAAATGCCTATTTTAAAATGAGAAAAGGTGTAATAAAAAAAATTAAGAACTTTTGGTTGTTTTATCAGTAAATCTACATTTAAAATAATTTTGTAATGGTTTGTTATTTACAAAGTCATACTCTAGATAATGATTACTTACATATGGACTTAAGTTATATGTGCTTATTAGGTCTCTAACATCAATTTTATAACTATTTGGTTTATTTATACAAATTTCCCAAGGTTTCATACATTGGCAAAAAATATTTTTAGAATTCTTCATTGTTAATAATTTAAAAATGTATTTATATTATTTAAAAAAGTAATTATTAAATTTAAAAAGTAATATATAAAAATTAAATAATATTAAATGAGTAATAAAAAATTATTTAAAAACTGTTTATTTATTACTATATAACTTATGTTAAATATTCATCAATCAATAAAAGACAAATTGGAATATTTTAAATCAAATCATAAAATTCCTAATATTATTTTTCACGGACCATCAGGATGTGGTAAAAGAACAATTGTTAATGAATTTATTAATAATATTTATGAAAATGATAGAGAAAAAATTAAATCATTAGTAATGTATGTAAATTGCGCTCACGGTAAAGGAATAAAATTTATTAGAGATGAATTGAAGTTTTTTGCAAAGACACATATTAATTCAAATGGTGGAGATTGTTTCAAAAGTATTATTTTATTGAATGCTGATAAATTAACAATGGACGCACAATCCGCACTTCGTAGATGTATTGAATTATTTAGTCATAATACCCGTTTTTTTATTATTGTAGAATATAAATACAAATTATTAAAACCAATATTATCTAGATTTTGCGAGATTTACGTTTCAGAACCTGAATATAGTGGAAAAATTATTAATTTATATAAATACAATTTAAATGAAGTATTTAATATGAAAGATTTCAAAAATACACACCAAGAATGGTTAAAAAAAGAATTATTAAAAATTGTAAGCACCGATGTAAATATTGCGGATTTTATTAAACTTTCAGTGAAATTATATGAGAAGGGATATAGTGGTATTGATATAATAAATTTATTAGAAACCCCCAAATTTTTAGAAAATGTTTTAACAATAGAGAAAAAATATGAATTACTATTTACTTTTAATAAAGTTAGAAAGGAATTTAGAAATGAAAAAATATTAATTTTGTTTATTTTGAATTTTGTTTTTTTAAATAATAGTTTGACTTTGGAAAATATCAGTTTTATGTAAAATTAGTTTAAAAAAGTGAAATTAGTTAAAAAAAAGTGAAATTAGTTTAAAAAAGTAAAATATTAAACTACTATTTATTAATTATGGATGATTTTTCTATTTCGAGTTTACACGAATCTAAAAACGAATGGGCGTCAAGATTGATTACTATTTTAACCCCATTAATTATTGATGGATATAGGTCTATTTTGGAGGAAGCATTAAAATTATGTCGAGAAAATAATGAAACAGAGAAATATTTAATGACGTTTCAGAATTTCATTTCAAGGATTCCAAAATGGAATCAAACAATTATTGAAACAGAGAAAAACCGAATTTGTGAAAAATCTGGTTGCAGTTATTTAGAAGATTTAGTAACGTGTGTCCATATTATACAACTTAAAATTTTAACTGCTATGAGAGTTGGACAAAAACAGAAGAAGATTGATATTAATATTCCCAAGTTAGATGATTTTATTCATAAAACTTATATTAATGTTGCGAGGAAAGTTTACAAAAATGTATATTTATTTGAATTAAACATTTCTCCTCTTCAGATTCAAAAGCACAATAGAGAATTAGAATTAATAGTCCAAGAAGGAATTTTAAATACATTGAGAGAGAGTATTCCAGTTGACGCAATTTTAAAGGCTTATATGGATGAAACAATTGAAGAAAATGTTACTGAGGAGATTAAAGAGCAATATGTTGATGAACCTATAAAAGTTAATACTGAAAACGTAACATCTAATAATAATAATAATAATGGAACCTCAAATAATAATAATAGTTCATCAAATAATACTCAGAAAACCAAATTATCTTTTAGTAACAATGATTTTGTTAGAGATGAATTTAATAATGAGCGTATAGTTAATGCTTCAAAAGATATAGATGTATTAGAAAAAATTGGAAATGAAAGAGCTATAAAAAGAAAAATGGATGAATCTGATGACGATGATGACGATGATAATGTCAGATTAAAAATTTCAGACCAATCAGTAGATTTAAATAGTCTTGATATACATCATATTAATGAACCAAATATTAATTTATTACCAGACTTATTGATTGATGATATTGAAATTTTAGAATAGGAATAGGAGAATAGACTAGTAATATTGCGTTAAAATATAAATAAGATTGTGCTTTAGTATTTTAAATGGATAATATTTTTATGTTTGCTTTAATAGTATCTATTGTATTTTTTATAGTAAAATTCATTGAAATGAGATTTTTAGACAAGGAACCCAAACCACTAAAATTTATTGTAAGAGATACCTTAGTAGTATATTTTAGTGTAGTTTTTGGTAATTTTATTTTAGAACAAGTGGAACCAATGTTAAATGATGGTGCCGAAATTTCAAAAATAACACCTGTATTTACTGACAATCCTGGGTTCTAAATATAAAAAATAAATAAAAAATATAAAAAATATAAAAAATATAAAAAATATAAAAAATAAATAATTATTATATAATTTAAAAAATAAATTATATAAATCTTTAAGGACACAAAATATCCTAATAAACATATCTATACGCAAACAGGAATTTTATCAATATCAATAACATCTCCATCAGTTATTTTACCAGTATATTCAAAATTCATAAATTCTGGTCTCTCTAATTGAGCTTGTGGGGTATGATTATGAACACATCTTGCAATCATCTTATATAATTTAAAATCTGGATACCTATCATCGCCATTTGTTTTATATAACAAATTTAATCCCTTATCATCAAGACACCATTCAATAATTAATCGTTTAACCGGATCACAATTATCTAAATTTTTGGTTTCTTGTAAATCATCAACGACATAATCAAAAATAGAACAAGCTAATCTGCAAATATCAAAGCTATAATTTGGTTCTAATCTTGGTTTTTTTTCATTAAAATATGGTTCTGTATTATACTGCGTTGCGGCATCTCCACTACTTTGAAAACTATCACTGCAAAATGTTTTGCCATTAAATTTATAAATACTTCTGCCAAAATCAATTATTTTAAATATTCTGCCAAATGTAGGCACCTTATAGTGTTTGTTTTTATAACAATAATAAATAAATTTTTTTGTTGTATTTATATACATAACATTATTAGTATGAAGGTCATTATGAGTGAAAGCAAAAGTCTTTTGATATGTTATTAAAATCATAATAATTTGCATAAATGATGAAAACCATTCTTCTTGGGATAACTCGTTATTTAATATTAAATCGTCAAATGTATTTTCACATTTTTCTAAACAAATTACTTGAATTGGAAATTGAGGAATTGTAACTTGTATATTTTCATCAATTTCTTCATTGTCTGATTCAATATCTTCCCAATTAGATTCATTCTCATCATCACCACATTTAGAATCATCTCCACATTTAGAATCATCTCCACATTTAGAATCATCACCGCTGCATTTAGAATCATCTCCACATTTATCATCACTACAACTATCATCAATTTCTATACTATTTTCAGTTGATGTATGTGATGTTCTTGAAGAGCAACTTGAATCAGATTTAATAGTTGTAGTTTTAGAATCATTTTTTTTATCCAAAAAATTATATTCGGATATATCTATTAAATCTATAGACATATTTTTAAGGTCATTTAAATCAATATGATTGTTATTTTCAAAAATATCTTCATATAAGTCATTATTTATAGATTTAATTGATGTATTTGATTTAATACTTGAATTATATTCAATCTTAATAGGTTTAAGTTTAGTATTTTCTTCTTTAAAAATATGGTCATAATTATCAACTGTAAATAAAGAATTTTTATTTTTATTAAAAAAATCTGAACTTATTAAGTATTCTAAATCATCAAATACATTAATTTTAAAATCATTTTTAATTGCTAAAAAAGAGCCATAATAATCTACTCCATTGATAAAATTATTATTGTGACATAAAAAACTACTTAGGAAAAAAAATAATCCATCTACGTAAGCAGAATTATTAATATCTATAATTTTTGGTTGTATATTTGTGTTATTTGAATTATTTGAATTTAAATCAGGTAAATTAAATAAATTAGTATCAGTTGTATTGTATTTACCAATTAAATACTTATAAGGGTCTAATAGAGGTGCCAATTTAAAAAAAACTTGTTTATCCTTTGTTTTTTTGCTATTATTTATATTTTTAATCTTGCAATTAAATACATTTATATTTTCTTCTAATCTATCATTTACTTCAGTTATATAAAATTGCTGATTAAGATTTATATTGTTATAGTTTGTTTCATTCAATGTAAAGAATTTTTGATATATAGGAATATAATTTTGTATTTTAGAGAGAAACAATGAATCTTTTTCTTCTAAAGTTTTAAAAAGTTCTTGGTTCTTTCTTTTCTGATAATTCACTTCTATCATTAATAGCTATTTAATATATAAATTATCTATTTTTTTAACTTATAATTTGTATTTTATATAATTTGTATTTTATATAATTTGTATTTTATATAATTTGTAGTAATTGCGGTATTTTAATGAATATAAAATTCTATTGTTTTAATAATAAATGACACTTGAATTAAAAAAATTTGATATGAAAAGTATAAGTTTTAAACCGAATGAAAACAAGGGTCCTGTCGTTGTATTAATTGGTAAGCGTGATACCGGTAAATCATTTTTAGTTAGAGATTTACTTTTTTATCAACAAGAGATACCTATTGGAACAGTTATTTCTGGGACAGAAGAAGGAAACGGATTTTATGCTAAAATGGTTCCAAAATTATTCGTCCATCACGAATATAATACAGCAATCATTGAAAATATATTAAAAAGACAACGCACTGTTTTAAAGCAAATTAAGAAGGAAATGGAAACATATAAACGAAGTACTATTGACCCTCGTGCATTTGTTATTTTAGATGATTGCCTGTATGATGCTACGTGGACAAGAGATAAAATGATGAGACTTCTTTTTATGAATGGAAGACATTGGAAGATAATGTTAATCATAACAATGCAATATCCATTAGGTATTCCTCCTACTCTAAGAAC